TGGTAGCGCCAGAAGTCCCCGAGCAGGTGGTTCGGCACCTGGTCCTTGTCCTGCAGGTAGAACGCGTCGACCGAGGGATCGTGCTCGATCACTTCGTTGCCCGGAGGGCTCGTGTAGAAGGTCACGTGATAGCCCTGCTTCTTCAGGCCCGCGAGCACCGAGCTTACCTGCATCAGGTCCCCATACGCGCCATAGCGCACCACCCCGCAGGTCTTGGTCGGCTTCTGGCGCTGCAGGCAGGAGATGCGCTGGCCGTTGCCGAGTTTCTTGAAAACGAAATAGAGCGAGTACTCGTGCTCTTGGTTGCGCTTCTGAAAATCGATCAGGTCCCAGTGCGCGCCGGTGCGCTTCGCCAAGTCCACCACCTTCTCGTAAGAGAGGTTGAGCGCATGGTCCGGATTCGCCCCCTCCTCCCCGACTTTGGGGTACTCGTCCTCATCGGGCACGTAGAGCACCAGGTACCCATCGCGCTTGATCACGCGGAACCATTCGCGCAGCGCCTGTACCGCGGTGTGCTTCTCGGTCAGCATCTTCTCCGCGAGCTGGCGCTCGATCACGGTCGCAAAGCGCCGCGGGTCGTAGGCGGTCTCGGGGAAATGCTCCAGCAGATGGCTCGAGAACACAAAGTCCATGGAGCCGGTGGCGAACATCGGGAGTTCCGCTGCGCTCTCGACCGCGATGTCCGGGTTGATCGGCTGGCCGAACAGCACCGCGTCTTTGCGGTTATCGACGCCGATGAAGTGCGGGAAGGTCTTGTGCAGGCCGCACCCTAGATCGAGCCCGCGGCCGCGCGTCCATTTGACGATTTCCCACTTGATCTTGCCGGATTCGTTGCCTAAGGGACCGTCCTTCTTCCACACCATCGTAAGCACCCCTCGTTGTTTTTTAAGTCGGTGCGGCGATTGTGCCAGAGGTCATGGTCGAGGAGGCGCCGGCGATGTACCAGGTATAGGAGCTCGCGCCGTACTGGATCGCGGTCAAGCGCACCGAGGCGCCGGCGGCTAGCGTGATGGCCGTGCGCCCCGTGATGTTGTTGATCAGCTGCACGCCGTCGGTGTTGATCGTCTGGTTGCCGGCGGTGGGGTTGAAGAACTCCACCCATTGCCCGGCGTTTCCCGCGATCACCGAGGGCAGGGTCATGGCTGCCGCGGAGGTGGTGTTGACGAAGCAGGTCGAGAGCTGCGCCACCGTGTAGGTGGCCCCGGAGATGAGCTTGCCCAACTGCCCGATGCCGAAGTTTTTAGGCCCCGCCACCCCGTTGGTGGTGGCGGGGTCAAAGGTCAGAAGCCCTTGCGAGGCGGTGGCGAAGCCCTCGCCCAACGACAGGGTGGCCTTGCCGGAAACCGAGTCGTACCAGATGCCGGCGCCCAAGTTGCCGATGCTCGCATTCGCATTCTTGGCGCCGAAGAACTGGTAGGCCCGGCCGACCCCCGAGCCGTCCATGTCGGTGTTGCAGGACTGGGGCGAGAAGAGGGTCGCATTCAAAAAGCTGCGCCCGCAGACCGACACGGTCGACTGGGTGGTCAAGGGCACCTGCGCCATCGAGACCCGAAAGCCGTTGCAGTTCTGGAAAAGCGCCGCGCAGGTGCCGCCGCCCTCGACGTCCAAGTTGTCGATGACCGCGTTCGTCATCGCGGAGCCGGAGAGGGCAATCATCTCGAAGGCGGGAAAGCCTGAGTTGATGATGTTGACCGCGGTCGCGCCCGTGGCGGCGATCGCGGCCCCACCGTAGGTCGAGGCGACCGAGAGCGTGTTGCCCGACGCGCTCGCGACGAAATAGATCTGCCCGGCGTTGAAGCCGTTCGCGGTGGCCGAGAAGGTCACGGGCATGCCGACCGCCCACTTCGTGCCGTCGGTGACGGTGAAGGTGGCCTGGGTGTTCACCATCGTCGCGGCCTGGGTCGTGGTCGTCTGATTGAATCGGTTGCACTGGATCCGATCCATCTTGAATTCGTTGTTGTCGGCGGCGCCGCCGGTGGTCGCCGTGGTGAGGAAAGTCACCAGGCGGTTCAGCATGTTGGTGCTGCTCGAGATCGGGGTCACGGCATAGATGTCGTAATAGGTCGAGTTGCCGGGCGCCAAGCTCGCGCTCGCCACATCGATGCCGTGATAGTCGGCCCAGGCGCAATTGAAGAAGCGATTCCTCGTAAAGTCGCAGTGCTGGTAGTTGGTGATGCTGCGCCCGATCACCGTCTGGCCGACAAAGTACAGGTTTTCGAACTTCGACCACCAGCAGGAGGGGTTGTTGGTGTTGCCGGCATAGATCCCATAGGTGCCGTTGAGGAACCCCAAGTTCTTGAAGGCTAAGTTGGTCAGCCCCAATGCCGAGAAGGCCGCCTGCGAGGCGGGCGCGCCCAATACCGCGGTGTTCCAGCTGATCGCGGCAAAGTTGCCCGTGGGGCAGAGCACGGTGCCGGAGGTGAAGGTGGTCGAGTAGGCGTCCGGGATGCCTTGGCTCACATTGAGCACGGGCTCCACGCCCTGCAACCAGACGCCCGACACGGGCACCAACGGGGCGGACAGGTAGATGAAGCCGTTCGGCAGTTGCACGATGCCGCCGCCAGCGGCGCCGGCGGCGTTGATCGCGGCCTGGATCGCGCTCCAGTTCGAGAACGCGGCGGCGCTCGAGGAACTCGCGAGGTTCAGCGCCGCCGGGAAGAATTGCTGCAGCTGGCTCTGAAGAACCGTGTCATCGTACATGGGTCATCCTTAAGGCCCAGTCGAGAACATTACGCGGCGCGGCTGACGACCTTCACCAGCCCGAGCATCTTGATGTTGAAGGGTTTCCCTACCCCTTTCGGCTCCTCGCCCAAGTATTTCCTGTCCTTCGAGAAACGGTGGCCGTTCTGCACGTAGCCGGCCGGATCATCGCCGATCACCACCCCGTAGCTTTGGCTCAAGTCGAGGTAGGGCAGCGGCTTGCCCTGCTCGTCCCACTCGATCGGGCCTTGCGCCGGCGCTTCGCTGTCCGCCTCGACCTTCTCGCCCGCCTGGATGCGCTCCAAACGCTCGAGGCGCGCCATCACGCGGGCCTCCAACGCCTGCAGCTTGGCTTCCCGTTCGGCGAGCGTGTTCTCGCGGGTGATCAGCTCCTCCTCGAACTCCCCGGGGGTGCGGTCGAGCGCGAGCCCGGGGCCCCCCTGAAGCGGGGCGAGCTCGGGCGAGAGCTTCGCGGATTTCTGGTTGCCGATGGTCGTTTTGCTGTCTGCCATGTTCCTTCTCCTGTCAGTCCCAAAGTGCGAGCACCGATCCCGGCGTGCCGGCGGCCACCGCGACCAAGGCGCCACGATAGCGCACCCCGACGCCCGGCACACCGGCCTGGAATGCTTGACCGGCCGTGCCGGTCCCCGTGACCAACTGCTGGGTGGTGGTCGCGGTGCCGGCGGTCACGACGTCGTAAACGGTGGCGCCGAAGGCGGTCCCGGGGGCGACCTGCTGCAGGCCGAAGAAAACCCCGACGGCGCCCACGGGGCCCTGCGCGTTGATGGTCGTGGTGCCGGCGGTCGTTAGGGCCGTGTACTGACAGTTGCCTTCGGAGAGCTGCTGCGGCATCTCACATCACATCCGGTCGAGCATGTTGTTGCGCTCGACGTAGCCCTCAACGCCGTCGACCTCGACCACGTCATAAAAGGCGTCGTTGTGCTCGCGCGTGTACTCATCGTCCGAGGAGAGGATCTTCTTGCGACTGAAGCCCTTGCGCAGCACGGTGGCGTTCACTTCTTGAGTTCGATCGCCGGTGGCTGGCCCGATCGGGTTGTTGCCGTTGAAGGAGATCCCCATCTGGCGGATGTCGCAGTTCTCCTGATCCTCGATGTCCATGCCGGGCGGCAGCGAGCCGTAGCCGACGGCATCGTCCATGAAGCGCGAGGCGCCGTCGCCGCCGGGCCGGCCTTCGCGGCCGTGCAGCTGCTTCTTGGCGCGGGCCTGGGCGTCGGTGATCCACCCCGAGCGCGCGTCGTCGTTCGACTCTTGAGGGTAGTCGACCTGAAACTTCTCTTGAACAACCTTGGTCATGGGCGAGTTCTACATGCTGCGCCGGCCGGTGTAGTTGGTCTTACCCGGCCGCCCCATGTCGTTCGCGCGGCCCGACTGCTTGTTCGTCCAGCCGTCGCCCGGGTAGCCCAAGCCGCCGCTGTAGATCACCATGTCTTCTTTGCGGATGTCGGCGTTTTCCTGGTCCTCGATGTCCATGCCCGGGGGCAGGCTGTTGTACATGGCAGAGGGGCCGTACTCGAGCTCCTTCTTGACCAGGTAGCCGTTGTCCTCGATGCCGACCCGCTCGTTGCCCACCATCTCGGCAGAGTCCGGCAGCACCTCCTCGTCCGCGAGCGCCTGGCGCTTCATCTCATGGCGCTTGCCGCCGCGGGCGTTGGCGCTTTTCTGGATGTCCGCCGCGGTCGGAGCATCCCCGCCGTAGAAGGTGGTCGCCGAGTTGTTGGGCGTGACCTGGGGGGTCTCGTACTGCTTGGCGCGTTGATTCAACTTGGCCATCGATGGTCTCCTAGAGGGTCACGGGTGCAAGTTGCTGCACGGAATAGTCGATCGAGAAGGAACTCTGCGCGGTCGCATCCGTGCCGCCCACGACGTACACCACACTTCCCGCCGGCACCGGCACGCCTCCCTGATTCGCGACGCCCGCGGCCGTGTTGATGGTGAACTGGTTCGGGCTGTTCACCTGCGCGGTCGAGGTGCCGCCCGCGGAGGAATACCCGCCGCCTAGCGTAAAGGGTCCGATGGTGGTGGTCGAGAAGGCGGCCGAGCCCGTGCCGCCAAAGCCCGCCGCGGTGTTGGTGTTCGAGATCACGATCACCGAGACCTGCTGCGCGGAGACGGTGGCGGTCGCGGTGCCGTTCACCGTGTTGGTGTAGGTCGAGGTGGAAAGCACCGTCTGTACGCCGTTTAAGCTCCACAGCAGGAGCGCCGCGTGCGCGATGAACTTCGAGGACTGGGCAGCGGCGCCGGCGGCGAGCACGCCGGTGAAGGCGGCCCGTTGCAGGTAGTACGGGTCCGCCGCGTTTCTGATACCAAGTGACATGTGGCGCATCTCCCCTTTAAGACAGGATGTTGCCGGTCACGCCCTGTAGCGAGTACTGGATGGTGGGTACCAGAACGGCGGTCGCGTCCGTGCCGTTCACGAAGTAGATCTGATCACCCCCGTTGAGCTGAATCCCGCCAAAGCCGGCCCCGGCGTTGCCCGGATAGCCCGCCGTGTAGGTCGCCGTGCCGACCGTCTGCGTGGTGTTGGTGCCGCCGACGGTGTTGAGCGCGTAGGGTCCCTGCCAGCCGCCGGCGATGCCGCCGCTGGTGCCGCCGACGGCGGTGGAGGTCGACGTGCCGCCGGCCGTGAACGGGCCGATGGTGGTGGTGCCGAAGGAGACCGCCGTGCCCGTGGTGTTGGTGTTCTGGATGATGATCGCGGAGACCTGCGCGGCCGGGCTCGTCGCGGTGCCGCCCACCGTGTAGGTCGAGGTGCCCGCGGTGGTCACGGCGAGCGACACCCCGTACAGCGTGAGTGCGGCCCAGGCGTAGAACTTGCCCGAGGCGTTGCCGGAGCCCGCGGTGGCGGGCGCCAACTGTGCGGCCTGGCGGGTGAGCGCGCTCGGGTTGTCGTAGGCGACCTGGCGGGTGGGGTTGTTCAGTGACATCGATCTCTCCGCGGTCTCTCGCCTTCGGTGCCCTTCTCAGCACCCGGGGAGTGGACCCCCGGGCCGGGCGTTGACTGTCAGTTCAGGCCGCGCTGTCCCACTTGACGATGCGCACGTTGATCGCGAGGGTGTGCACGATGCCGAAGCCCCCGAGGTAGTACCAGGCGATGCCCTTGCTGCGTCCAAAGTCGGTCGGGATCTTGCCGCGCATTTCCTCCGGTACCGCGATCCCCTCGGCCACCGTGTCGTTGCCGAAGAAGAAGATCCAGTCCGACTGGCCGTTGACCCACTGCACCATGTCCCCGCCGCTCGCGGTCGCGATGCCGGTCGAGCCGATGCCCTTGGCGATGTTGGTCTGCTCGATGTAGCGCACGTTCTCGTAGCGGCCGATCTCCCCGTTCATGATCAGGTTGAAGCCCGTCTCCGAGTACTGGTGGATGGTCTCCAGGGAGTTCTTGAAGGTCCGCAGCGTCGTCGGCCACGCAAGGGAGTAGTAATCGTCCGCGATGTAGGCCGGGATGTTGCGCTCTTTCATCGCATCCACAATCGCCTTGGCGTGGGCGTTGTTGTAGGCGATCGAGTTGGTGCCCGTGACGGTCCCATTGGTGAAGAGCGTCACGGCCGCGGCGGAGGTACCGCCCGTCGGGATCACGCGGATCAGCGTCTGGTTGAACTGGCCCCAGACCAGGCGGTCGATGGTCTTGACCGTGTCGTTCTTCAGGCCCTTCTTGATGATGTCCTCGACCGGGAACTTCGAGAGGTTGTCGAGCTTGCCGCTGTAGGGGATGCTGTTGCCCGCCTCCGTGATGGTGAGCGTGCCCTGGGTGATCGTGAGGTTGGTCTCGGGCATGGTGTTCGTTTCCACCAGCACCCCGCCGACCGTGGCAACGTCTGAGACCACGTCCCAGGTGAAAGTGTCGCCCTTTTTCTTGCCCTGCTGGCTGATGTCGTGGACATCGGCGAATTGGCGGAACTTGGTGAGCGGCTGCACGTTCATGCGCAGCACGTTCGAGAGCTGCCGGGCGTAGAGGTAGCCGCCCAACGTCGAGACTGACCAGACTTGACCTGCCATTGTTGACTCCCGTGGCTTAGGAGTCCTTCAGGCGGGGGCTCCTAGCCTTGCGATAAGTTGCGACCATGTCGGATGGCGCGGGACTGTCCCCTGCCCTTGGCGATCTGATCGATCACCTGGGTCGGGTTCTCCTCGCCGTCCTCGTCACTCTGCCGCTGCACCCTCGAGGCTGCCGCCGGCGGCGTGACTAACGTGCGCTTGCGCTGCTGCTTCTCCTGCAGGCTGCCGGGTTTCGCTCTGAGCATGGCCGCGAAGTCCTTCCGGACCTGGGCTGCAGCCTTGTTGTAGGCCGCCGGGATCGAGAGGCTGGGCTCGGCGTCTGCCACGGCACGCAAGCGTGCGCGAAAGACGGGGACCAACTGCTCGACGCTCAAAACATCCGCAATCTGCTTCTCAGCTTCAGCCACTGCGCTTCTGGTCGCGATCGCCCGAGCAACTTCCTGCGAGACGTCCGGAGTCTTGGATGGCCTCGCCTTGATGGCAGTCGTCAGCTTCTTTATCGCTTCCCTGTCGCCCATTACTGCCGAGGAGACGACCGCCTCGAGTTCCTCATCGCTGAGGGCCTCGCCCGGCTCCTCGCGGGGAGCGAGGGCGAGCTGCGTTGCTGTTCTAACAGCTTCGTTGGCCCGCTGTAAAGCCTCATCGGCGCTCTCGACCTTCTGTGCGAGGGCCCGGAGTTGTGGAAATGTGAGCCATTTCTCGCCTTTGGGGGTCACCACGAGGTAGTGCTTCACCCCGTTGATCACCCGCTCCTCGGGCGCATCGCCCCCCTCGGAACCCGGGCTTCCCCGGGTATCGCCCGGGTCCTCGACGTCCCCTACCCCCTCGGTCTGCAGCTCCTCGGCCCGGGCCCGCTCGGCCTCCTCCTCGAGCGCCTGGCGCGCCGCCTCATCCTCGGCCATGGCCCGTGCCTCGCGGCCTTCGGGGGTGTCATCGAACTCGCCCTCTTGGAAGCGCCCGGTGATGCCGGTGCCGTCCGTGTCCTCCAGGTCCTCGGCCCGGGCGCCGTCGACCCGGTTCGCGATCTGCTGCATGCGGTTCAACCTGGCGCGGTTGCCTTCGGCGTTGACCTCGGCTGCGTTCGGGCGTTGCTGTTCTTCGGTTTCGTCCGCCATCGTTATTGCTCCTCGACAATTTTGCGGGCCATGTGCCCGTCGACGATCACATCCCGCAGCCACCCGGTCACGCGGGCGGCCACCTGATATTTGAACTGCGCCGCGCGGATCGCCTTCGCGTCCTCGGGGTCCGCGTCCACGAGCTCCAACTGCGCAGCCTCCATGTCCTCCCGCGCCCGGGCCACCAGCAGCACGCCGATGCGGTCCTCGGTCAGAAACCGCTCGACCTCGGCGCCGAACACGGCGGCCTCTA